GACATGGCCAAGGGCAACGAGAAAGCCCAGAAGGTTCTGGAACGCTACGCCTCGCCCGAGGCCGTGGCCGAAGCCCTCATGCACGCTCGCGACAAGATCGCATCCGGCCAGACGCGCCAGCCGCTCAAGGCCGACGCATCGCCGGAAGAGGTCGCAGAGTTCCGCGCGGCCAACGACATCCCGGCATCGCCGGCAGAGTACGATACCGCACTGCCTGACGGGCTGGTGATCGGTGAGGCGGACAAGCCCTTGGTCGAGGGCTTTCTGAAGACGGCCCACGAGAAGAACTGGCCCAAGGGCACGGTGAAGGAAGGCCTCGCTTGGTACTACAGCGAGCAGAACCGGCAGGCCGAGGCGTGGCATGTCGCGGACGATGCCGGCAAGAAGGCGGTCGAGGCCGACCTTCGCGAGGAGTACGGCGCCGAGTACCCCAAGTATGTGCGTGTGGCGAACGATTTTATGAGCGCCGCCGGCCCGGAGTTCGCCAATTCGCTCATGCAGGCCCGCATGCCCGATGGCACCCTGGTCGGCTCCAATCCCGCGGCGGTGCGCTGGCTGGTCAACACGGCGCTGAAGCTGGAGCCGCTGGCCACCATCACGCCGGCCGCGAACAGCACGTCGCTCGCCACCGCACAGACAGAGCTTGCCGGCCTCATCAAGGAGTCGGGCGATCGAAAGGGTGCGTACTGGGCGAAGGATGCCGTGGGCGTGGCCAAGCGCGCCCGGCACATGGAGCTGAACAAGATGATGGAAAAGATCCCGAAGAAGTAGGGAGGGCGCCATGACGGACGACGACATCAGGCTTGCGGCGTGGCTCTCGTGGTGCCTGCGCGGTCGGATTGAAAAGCAGGTTCGCTACGGCGCACCGCTCAATGAGCGCGTGCTGTTGAGTGGTCATCCGGAGAGCCTAAGAAGGCCGCCACACTAAAGGGTTGCGACCTCGTAAAAGACGGCACTAGGCTTCCGGGTATCTTGCTGCGGCCCCGGAAGCGCGCAGCCGGCGCCCTGCTACAGGGCCACCCCGGCGAAGTGAGGATGGATACCCCGACAGGAGAGGTTCACCCCTTTTCATCGGAGTTTCACCATGGCCGACACGGCCTTTCAAACAACCTACCGCCAGCAGTTCATTGCCGGCTTCGAACAGCGCGAGAGCCTGATCACCAAGACCGTCACCACCGAGGCTGATGTCAACGGCAACTCTGCCGTCTTCCTCGTGGCCGACTCTGGTTCCGCGACGGCCGTCACCCGCGGCGTCAACGGTCTCATCCCGTACCGCGCCGACAGCCTGACGCAGCTCACCGCCACCCTTGCCGAATGGCATGACGGCGTGCGCCGCACGAAGTTCAACCTCTACGCCTCCCAGGGCGACGGCCTGCGTATCATGCAGGAAACGACCATGGGCGTGCTCAATCGCAAGCGCGACCAGGACATCATCGCCGCCCTCGAAGCGGGCACGCAGGATCTCGGCGCCACGCAGACGGCCTCGCTGACCACGGTGATGCACATCAAGGCGATCCTGGGCAACAACTCGGTCCCGATGGACGGCAACGTCTTCGGCCTGATCTCGCCGGCCTTCGAGGCCTACCTGATGCAGGTCAAGGAGTTCGCGAGCGCCGACTACGTCAACAACAAGCCGTTCGAGAACAGCCTGACGATGTTCCGTTGGACGGGCATCAACTTCATCGTCCACCCGAACCTCACGGGCAAGGGCACGTCGGCCGAGAAGTGCATCTTCTACCACAAGAGCGCGATCGGCAGCGCCATCGACATGGACAGCATCGACACCGCTGCTGACTACAACTCCGAGCATTCGTACTCCTGGGCGCGGGCTTCTGCGTTCATGGGCGCGAAGCTCCTCCAGAATGCCGGCGTCGTAATTTGCACCCATGACGGTTCAGCCTTCGCCGCCCTTTAACCCAGCCTAGCCCTGCCCCTCACGGGGTAGGGCAACCGCTCTCTCTCAAGGACACAACACTATGGCTTACAGCACTTCCGCTCCCCCGATCCTGCTCACGCAGGGAATTGCGGGTCTCCGCATCTGGTACCACACGGCCGCCGACGCGACGGCTGCTGCCGATGCTTCCGGCTACATCACCAACGGCGGCGACCTCGGCATGAAGGCCGGCGACGTCGTCTATCACAAGGACAGCACGACCAACGCCACCGCCATGACCATGCACAAGGTCGTGACGGTCAGCTCCACCGCGCCCGGCGCCGTGGATCTCAGCGACGGCACCGTGGTCGGCAGCGCGACCAACACCGACTAACCCTCTCCGGAGGGACGATAACACCCGGCGGGCATCCGTCCGCCGGTAACAGGGATGCCGCCGCCGCGTAGCGTATCGCGGCGGCATTCTCACATCAGAAGGACACCATCCCTGTGATCAATGAGACCCCGGAAGTTCCCGCCATCCACAAGATCAGGGGCAAGGCCACCGCTGGCCAGGTCCAGCTTCAGGAAGCGGCGCGCAACGTCTGGATCTTCCGCCCGTCCGAAGACATCACCAAGGAAGACATGCTGCGTCCGCCGTTCTGGACGCATGTCGCCACCCAGATGCGCGTCAACGACCGCATCGAAGTCCTGTCGCAGGACGCGAGCTGGTACGCCGAACTGATCGTGCGCGCCGTGGGTCCGCTCGAAGTCGTGACCGGCCTGCTGGCCTTCACCGAGTTCAATGCCATCGCGGCGCCGTCCGAGGACGAGTACACGATCGCCTGGAAGGGGCCGACCGCCAAGTGGCGCATCACGCGCGTGGCCGACAAGCTGACCCTGCGTGAAGGCTTCTCCAGCGAGGCCGCTGCCAAGGCCTGGCTGGCGACGCCGCTGGCCGACCGCGAAGCGGCGTAAGCCGTGGCGACCCGGCTCGGCCTCTACAATGGTTGCCTGAGAGAATGCGGCGAGCGCAAGCTTGCCTCCCTCTCGGACGACTACGCCCCACGTCACATGCTCGATGATGTCTGGAGCGACGGCTTCGTCCGCGACGTGCTGGGGCGGGGGCAGTGGTCGTTCGCCACCCGGTCGATCGAGCTGGCTGCCGACGCTGATACTGAAGTCCAGTTCGGCTACGCCTACGCCTTCGTCCAGCCCACCGACATCGTTCGCACCGTCGCGTTCTGTTCGGACGAACGCTTCGACACCCCGATGACCAGCTATCAGGTCGAGGCCGGCTTCTGGTACGCCGACGTCGACCCGCTGTTCGTCCGCTATGTGTCCGACGACGCCGACTATGGCGGCGACCTCTCGACATGGCCGGAAGAGTTCACGCGCTACGCCGAGCTTCGCATGGCGTGGCGTATCCTGCCCCGTCTGACGGGTTCCAAGGCCGACCGCGCCCAGATCGCCAAGGACGCCAAGAAGGCGCTTCTGGATGCCAGGTCGAGCGACGCCATGGAGAAGCCGACGCAGTTCACGCCGCGCGGAATGTGGACATCGTCGCGTGCCGGTCGCCGCAGCATGGGAGATAGAGGCAGCCGAAGCAGGCTGATCGGCTAGGTGTCCAAGGTTCTCCACAATTTCCTCTCTATGAATCGCGGCCTCGTATCGCCTCTGGCTTTGGCCAGGATCGACATCAAACGAATGGCCCTGTCGGCCGAGACCTACGTCAATTGGATGCCCCGCGTCATGGGGTCCATGATGCTGCGGCCCGGACTGCAATATGTCGGATCGTCCAAGAGTAACGGCGCCGCGGTCCATCTGCCGTTCGTGTTCAACTCCGACGACACGGCCCTTGTCGAACTGACCAACGGCTACATGCGGGTCCGCATTGACGACACCATCGTCACCCGGCCAGCGGTGACCAGCACGCTCTACCGCTGGGACACCGGAACGTCGGCGTGGGTTACGAGTTCGGACACGGCCAGCCTGTTCGGCAACAGCACCGACGTGGGCTATTGGAAGGACAACGACGAGAGCGGCGGCGTCTCGGCTTTCGCCACGGGCGGCTATCTGGCCCTGCTCGGCAACGGCACTGCATCGGCCATCCGCGACCGCAAGTTCCTGGTGACGGGCGCCAACGTGAGCGTCGAGCATGCGCTGACCATCGTCGTGGCCCGCGAGGCCGTCACGCTCCGCATCGGCAGCACAGAGGGAGGCGACGAATACCTGACAGATCGCACGCTGCGCGTTGGCCAGCATTCCATCGCCATCACGCCCTCGGCAGACTTCTTTGTCCGCCTGTCACACGCCGACGATACGTCTGCGCTCGTGGACAGCGTGACCTTGCAGCAGGGCGCGGCCGACATGGAGATCCCGACGCCGTGGGCGACGGCGAACCTCCAGTACGTCCGCAGCGAGCAGTCTGGCGACGTGATCTTCGTGGCCTGCCAGGGCGTCAAGCCCAAGCGCATCGAGCGGCAGGGCGCCAGTTCTCCCCGATCGTGGTCGGTGGTCGACTACAGCCCCGACGACGGGCCGTTCCTGTCCCTGAACACCGGCCCGGTGCGCCTCAAGGTGTCGGCTCTGACC